AATGCAAAAATTGGAAATGCGATCCTGCCAACACAGGTCAGCCATTCCTGCGCCGGAAGTAACTTTGTTAATAAATAAAAATCTCAACTATCATTATGACAGTTGAGAAATATTTATGCAGTTCTTTTCCAGATGTAAACTGCTAAATAAGGTTGCATGTTGTTATGTGGTTGTCCACCACCATTCAATTCAGTACCAAGAATACCGCTCACATATGAAGTTGTTTGTCCTTGGTCTTTATATGAAAATCTAGCCCTGTCAAGTGTAATACTTCCACTTCTAGAATCTGCGCCGTATATTCCATGTGAGTGATTTGGTATTTCATCAATTGATAGTGTATGTTCTGCTTCACCACCAGTAGAACCTAAAGGGTAAGTATTATTTGCACCAATCAAGCAACGCCCACCAGCAGTCTTTACCCATGTTCCACCCCATGCTGTCTGAGGATTGAAAGTAGAACTTGTACTGATGTAGATAGAACCTACTGGATAAAGTGTTTTCCAGTATACAGCAAGCATAGAATGCAAGGTTGTAATTTGAGAAGTATTGTTATCAACTTTTGTAGTAAGTGATGAGATATCAGAAGTATTGTTAGTGACTTTAGTATTAAGTGTTGAGATATCAGATGTATTTTCATTAACTGATGTTTGTAGATTTCTTACATCTTGTTTCAGCTGTGTTACATCTGGTCCGACAAGACTAGCAGATTCTTTAGCTTCATCAGCATACTGTTTAGCATTATTAGCGCTTGTTTGTGCTTCGCTTGCTTTTGTAGTAGCTACGGTAGCAGACTGTTGCGCACTGTTCGCTTTCTGTGTCGCTGTAGTAGCTGACTGAACAGCAATGTTTGCTTTCTCAGTCGCTGTAGTTGCGCTAGCCTGAGCAATGTTCGCCTTTGCAGAAGCTGTTGAAGCTGACTGTGAAGCAGAAGTAGCAGACTCTACAGCAGTGTTCTTAGCCTGTACTGTTTCATTGTAGACAGTAACAACATCATGAGCATACTGTTCAGTAGCCTGTTTCAGTGTCAGTACTTCATCACGCATAGTAGTTACAGAAGCTACTGCTTCTGTAGCAACTCTAGCACCTTCAAGTACAGCTAGATAATCAGAGTGTACTTCATCCCTGATATTGTTATTGATTTTAATAAGTTCATTCAGTTTTTGAATAACTTTGCAGAGTACTTCATAGTAGGATAATGATTCGTCATATACAAGTGGAAGTACTTTCTGACAGCATACATTTATTTTATTGATTTTGTTCATTTAATTTAGTCTCCAATTCATTAACAGCATCAACTAATTCATTTATTTTATTTGTAAGTTTGCATAGAACTTCATAGTAGGATAAAGAATTATCGTAAACAAGTGGTAGCACCTTTTGGCAGTAGCAGTCACCGAATAATTCAGATTTGTTAAAATTTATATCTGTCATATATCTTCCTTTCTATATACATTATATCATATACTATAACATTTTACCACAACTGAAAGAACAAATCACTCAAATCTTCAATCACAAGTTCATCAATGTCAGTGTAACTGTCTACAAGTTTGTTGTAGATATTGATATATTCTGAACCACCATTCTTGCCAAGCAGTTTACGTACATAAGATTGTGTGGAATTGTTACTGCCATTAGATGTGTTTGAAGATTCATTTGTCACAGACTGGGTAGTTTCAGCAGTACTTGAACCTGTTGCATTAGAGTCACTGTTCTGGTCTGAAGTACCCTTGTTGTGAGTAGCACTAGATAAGTACTGATTGTTTTCAATACCAGTGAGTGCACCCTGTGGTGTGTCGTTTGCTGTCTGCCATGCGTCAGACGCACTGTGGGATGTAGCACCACTTGTAGTATTTGAAGTATTTTTTGCTGAACCAGTAGTCGTGTTTGTGGAATTTCCTGAAGATGTGTTGGTGTTCGTGTTGGAACCATTACCCTTATAATCTTCTGTCATGTCAGTAGTGAATAGAAGTTTGTCTTGGATATCCTGAAGGTTCTTGTACATGAGATTGTACTTAGGCATGATAAGTATCATACGGTCACGCAAGAACATTTTCCATCTTCCCACTGTTTCACAGCATATTTCCCTAGTGTAGTAGTGGCGCACTATGTTAGATTCAAGAGTAGTTCTATATGACTCATCAAATATAGGATAATCAAAATCAAAAATCTTAGGTACAGCATTGGCAATGATTTCTTCTGCATTGCCATTGTCACTTGGCGTGTCAGTGTTGTATGACTCACATATAAATCTAAGTTCAGTTGTATATTTACTCATGTGTATCGTCTCCTATATTTCCCTTTTCTCCTGATTGAGCGTCTTTTGTAAAGTCCATAACTTCTTCTGAGAACTGATAATCTTCACGGAAGTCACAGTCAATGTTCAATCCGAACATCTTATTGATTTGTTCACAAGCCTGTCTGCGGGCATTCAGTCTAGAGTAACGTGAAGCAACTGTACCACCCTGTGACCGTGTTACTTCATCAGATACCATTCTTTCACGTTTCTGAAATGATACATTTGAAATACCTAAGTAAGTCAATGCTTCATTCCAAATCTGCGTTTTCAGTTGGTAGATTTTATCAGCCACATAAGGCGCCTGAGTTGACAGTACCTGTAGTGCATTCATGTCCAGTGATTTGTCAGCAAAGATAACTGGTGCATTTCCGTCATATTCCTTGTAGAGGTTAGTCAGTGTAAGTCGCTGTTGCTCGTTACCCTTGATAAGTATAGGTGTTTTCTGTGCGTTTGCATTCACATCAATGATACGGTCTAGATTGTATAGACGTTTGGCAAACATCTTCACATCAAGCCAAGAGTTTGTGTGTAGCATATTGTTGAAGATAATCACACTGTCCTTGTCTGTTAGCTGTTTCTGATAGCCATTGACAGCAAATGCACGTCTTTTGATAGGGATACGATATACATTCAGTTTACCATTGATAAGACACTGCAAGGCAAGATAGTCACCAAGTTCATCATCCTTGAAGAATACAGCATGACCGTCTGTAAATAATACCATTTCCAAGAAGCGTTCATCAATACCTTCAGGAAGGTTTTTCCATTCAAACATTGATATTGACAGTTCCATGAGTCTATACGCATACTGCATATACGTATAGTTATTCATGGAAAGTGATTCTTCAAAATTTGTTTTTCTTCTTCCCATAATTTTCCTTTCTTTAATTTCTGTCTACCGTGTTATCTAAAGTATAGTTACCTACTTCTTCAAGATTGTTCCAAGTTGTAATACCATTGTCATAGATTGTCTTGATTGTTACCAAGTCAGTATTGTTGATATTTCCTTTGATATTGCATCCAACTGTTTTCAGATAACTCCAGTGCTTACGATTCTGTCTTTCAGGTACATACATTGTTCTTTGTGCGTATCCGTATTTGTCAAAATAGGCATCAATTCTTTCAGCATATTCACGTTTAATAAATTTTTCATATACGGTGAACCCAATTAAGTTCCACCTGACGTTCCAAGTATCATTCATCAGGGCACCATGCAAGTTAGATGGATGCATCTGAATATCCTCTTTCTTTGCCATCAGCTGTGCTGTCGCATTCTGATAGGTGTTCAATGCACTCAGCTGTGCGTTTGTCTGTGCAAGTGTTGCATTCTTCATTGCTGTCTGAAATGTGTTGACTGAAATAGCCTCGCTTGCATTCGCACCAATCTGTGAGTTCAGAAGCTGTGTGTTGATTTGATTTGCGTGTGCATTATAAATATTCTGATTAAGAGATGTCTGTGTAGTTTCTGAAAACATCCCAAGCGTATTACCAACAAATCCTGTAATATCCCCTTTAAGACCAGCACCTACAGCATCCACTGCCTTACCAGCTATATTGCTTACACCATTGTATAAAGCCTGATTTGATTGTGCTGTATTGATAGCGAGTGAAGCACGGTTGCTGTTTTCAGCCTGTGTCAATGCACTGTTTGCCTGTAAATGCTGATTCGTTCTAGCGTTTGCGGCGTTCAGTCCAGCCATTGTATAGTTGTTTTCAGCAATTGCCATGTTTGTATCATATGTGTTACCAATGGCATTGAGTGAAGCAGAATACGTGTTCTTATTCTGTGCAAGCCATACTTTAAAAGTATCTCCGCTGATAGCACCTGTAGGATATACATTATACGTAAGTAAATATTGTGCTATATCCGTTCCAACACTGTTCAGATAGTAACGAATAACTAATGAACTCTGTGGCTGTGGTAGTTGAGTAGATATTACTTCAAAGTGATATTGATAGTCAAAATCTTTTGGTGGACTAGTTGTGTTTTTTTCACGAAAATTTTCATACTGAAGTTCCAATGTCTGACCTAGATGGTTATAGCAAGAAAGAAAACAATATGGGGATGTCAGCAACTTATAGTTACGTGGTGAATAACTCCCTACTGTAGGCGTTCTCTTAAATTCTTTTGCTATGTTTAATTTGTCATCAGGCGGACAGTTATAAATAGCAATAATGTTATCTTCCAGACCGTTGTCTACAAATTCTTTCAGTTCTGCTATTGCATCAGCTTGTTTTTTTATAGACCAGTGAAGAGATAATATTATACCTGTACCAGCAGACGGTCTAGGATGTGAACCATTTGAATAAGTTGTAGCAAGAATTAAATATGTGGAGTCTGTTGAAGAAGGTGTATTCAGTGGACTGAATGTTAACTTTGTATTGTACCCATATGTTGGTCCAAGTTCAAGTCCTTCAGGCTGTGTATTCTCATACAGTGCGTCTGTCTTGCTGTGCTGTCTGTCAACGAATGTAGGCATGAACTCATAATCATAGCACCATGTCTGCATTACATCCAAGTCATAGTATACATCAGTAACATCATTACTTACGTATCCAATACCCGTTATAAATGCATAGAACCACTTGTTTTCAAAGTTTGTATTCTTGAACATCAGATAGTTACAGTCAATCAGCTGTTCATACTTCAGTGCTACTCTGATAGTACCAAGCTGTGAGCGCTGATAGGAATAGTCTGTCAGTGTATATTTCTTGTAAGCCATGAAAGCCTGTGCCTGTGTATCCTTGTCAGGATAATATACAGTGTGTTCATAGCTTTTATTCAGAGGGATATTATTTAAAATATATATTGTCGTATTCGGAACAATGTACATAGTCTACCTCACTTTCTTATTATATTATACCATACAAAAGCATAATAAAAAAGAACAGATATTATCTGTTCTTTACTGATTAACCCTTGGTAAGTGTAACTGTTGCACCTACTGCGGAAGAACCATTGATAGTTGTTCCACCTGTATATGTTGCACCACCCATTTCAACAACAAGTGTAATTTCAGTTGCTACCTGTGAAGCTGGGATAATCAATGCACCGTATTCATTGACTGCAATACTCTTTGTGACAAGTGTTTCAGTCTGAACAAATCTAGCTGTATTCGGTGCAAGTGTTGCACCGTCTGCCTTTGCTTCCAGTGTGAATACTGTAGCTTCAGGAGATACATCCTTGCTCATGATTTCAGCTGTGATTGTGTTTGGTAATGCAATATTTGCTGTACCAGCTACAAATGCAATTGCGTTAGCAAATGGTGAGTTACTGATTGTTTTCCATGTGTGGTAGAAGTAGTTCCAGTACAGTCCACTTGCAACATACTTTTCTGTGAACTTTGTAGTGTTGTCATAGATTTGGAACCAGTCCTCATCTACAATGACAGCCTTGACATCTTTCATCAGTGCAAGTTCATTTGCTGTGACTTCTTCAATTCCATCAGACTCTGCTCTGATTTCAGCAAATCGTTCATTGTCGAATGTATCCCAGTCATCAATTAGATACAACGCACCCATGAAGTCAGCCTTATCCATGTTGAATGCACTGGCAAGTACGTTTACATCAAACTGTGCATTGAACTTTGCATCCATGAAGATAACCTGTCTGTCCTTAGGTGTTGTATTCTTGACACCGGCTTCATTGTACTTGTCGCTCATGAATGGCAACTTGTTTGAAGCTGTTCGGAATTCAACTGCGCTTTCTTTCAGGTCTGTGATATCACCAATGGACTGTGGGTAGAACTTACCATGTGAGATTGCCTTGATAAGCATATACTTAGTCAATAAGTATTCATCATATTCTGCACTTGTATAGATACTGTCTACGATACGTGCAATCATGTCTGTTACACCGTCTACAGATAAGAAAGCCTGTCTTAAATCTTCATCCTGAATCGTTGTAGGGTACATGACACGCCAGTTCATTACATGGAATGCACTCTTTACATCAGGAAGTGTACGCTTGAATTCACGTTCAGCACCCTTTTCAGGTGTGTAGTATACAGCCTTTGTAATACCCACAAAGATTTCTTCAACTGTTTCACCGAATTCAAGATAACCTTTCTTAAGTCTTGCATAAGGATTGTTGAAGGTAGCGGATCGAACCACTACAAGTGCAATTCTGTTGATAAGTGCATCCAGGAACTGATTAGACAGTGCTGGATTTCCACAGATAATTTCACCGACCTTAGGAATGTCACTGTACTTTGTTACTTCAGGTACATCATTCTGATACTGATAGCCAGCGTTCTTACGAATGACATTCAGGATGTCCAGTGTGGTAGCGTTTAATGTTGATTTTGCAACTCGTTTAGCCATAGTTTCTATTTCCTTTCCGCAGAGAACAAGTCATTGAAAGTTTCCTTTTCATCCTCATCCTCTTCTTTCTTCTCATCAGCTGGTGTTGGATTGACATCTTTCTTTTCATCATCCCCACCGCTCATGAATCGCTCTTTGTACTTTGTGCGCCACTCCTTATCGTTTTCTTCAAACTTTGCTTTCCAGTCTGTTTCGTCTTTCTGCTTCTCAGCAAAGTCCTTGAAGGTATCATCTACATCTTCAAGAAGCTGAAGTGTAGCATCATCTGTATTGTCCTTGACATAGTCACGGACAATTTTCAATAATTCTTCTCGTGTTCTTACTGCCATAGTAACTCCTTTCTTCCTATATTATATCACATTCTACGTCTTAAAGATATAGGAGAAATATAATACATAAGACTCAATGAGTCTCTTTTCTTGTATAACGCTGTAATTGTATTGTCTCCATTTCCAAAAGTAAATGTTGTATTCATAATGTTTGTATTTGCAATCGTTCCATTTGTTGTGCTTGCAATCCACTTGTAGAATACCAGTCCACCACTTGGTGGGTCTGCATAGATATTTGTAACTGTTCCAGCATCAGCAGTATAAATATCAGCTTTTCCATTTACAACTTTAATAGATGAAATTTTTACAAATGTTGCTTCTATTGTGCAGTCCCCATCACCAAATTCAAATACCGCTATAGGCTGGTTAACATTGTCAATATATCCAGCGCCGTTGACTATCCATTTTTTAAAGTGGTATCCACTTGGTACATCTGCATATATTGATGTTCTGTTTGTAGGATGACCCACATAACTGTCAGCATGACCGTTTACTACAGTCAATGTGTAGATAGGCACAGGTGGTGAAATACTTGGGTGATACAGAAATCCTAGAAATGGTCTTGTGTATCCACTGTAGTAACCCCAGTTCCATCCACGTCTACGTGTTCTTGTTACAAACACTGTTCCGCCATGTTTTTCGTCACCATAGTCAGACTCGGATGTAACTACAGTATCGTTGTCAATAATTTCTTCGACAATGCATACATGACCAGCACCTCTTCCCCACACCATACATGCACCTAGCCTTGGGTCTTGTCCTTTTTCTGCGCTTGAATTTCCATAATAGGTTGATGCATTTCCCCAAGGTAAAATACTTGGGTCAAAATCATAATGCTGATTTGCAAGCTCCATCCAGCGCCCGTGCACGTATCCTGTACAGTTGGGCAAAACTGACCCACTCCATGGTCTGTTTACTGGGTTACCTAAAATCTGCTTGTTATATCCACCATATGTGGTTTTTGTCCAGTAAGGGTCTCCGCTACTTGGAGCGCTTGTTCTTGGTGTATAACTCATGCCTTTCTTCCTCTTCTAACAGACTGAGAAAACATGAAAGTATGTATTCAATATAAATCATCAGTCCAATAAATGTCAGTACTATAAATATCATGGTCTTGCATTGCTCAGATATGGTGCCACACCACTGTTGTACTTACCACCATACACATAGCCTTCATTCTTTGTTACAGCATCCTGAACATAGTACCAGCAGATATTTCCTACCTTTGCACCATAGCCATAGTAGTACAGCTTTCTACCCTTAGGTGCTACTTCCTTGATTTTGCCAGTAGTACTTGGATAGTCACGCATATTCAATGCACACTTCGTTGTAAATGTCTTAGGCTTCCTGCCATAGATACCTGAAAGGTTCCATGTCTTTACTCTATCACCTGAAGAATTTGTTGCCTTGTCAGCAACTGTAACTCTGTATTTGTCAGGCAGACAGATAAAGCCTTGGAATGCTGTATTGCCACCATGCGACTTGTATCCTCTACCGTACTTGTAGCATCTTACTTTTTCCCATCTCTTACCTCCATAGTTGGATTGTGCAACAACGATATAATCTTTGAAGATACCGACTACAATTGCTACATGACCGTATCTTCCGTTCCAGCAGGCAACTGCACCAAGTTCAGGAACACTGCTTCTTCTGTATCCGTCAGCTGTATAACCGTACCACTCCTTTGCATTTCTTCTAGAAAGCTTAGGTCTTACCCCCATCATTTCATACCATGCACCCCATGCATATCCAACACAATTCGGCAAACATGAAGTTCCGTTTACTCTAATGCATTCATTCACTCCGCCTGAACTTACATGACGATAGTATCTGTTCGTGTAGTCAGGCTCTGTAATTCTAAGTACACTCATAATCTACTCCTCACTTTCATCCATATCCTGTGGTGTATCATTCACTTCTGTATCCATCTTTGGAGTATCACTCTCTTTCTGCAGTACATTCAAAGCGTTAGACAACGCTTCAGGAATCGGAACATACTCTCTCAGGTTTTCAATACAAGAGTAGAACTCCATTGCAATCAGACAGTACAGTGTAGCGTTGCTCACATAGCTGACCTTTAGAATGTAGTCAAGACAGAAAGCAATTACCACAAGAATATAATCGTAACACTTCTTCAGCATCCCTTCCTTGAATCTACTCGACTTCAAATCATGTGAAAGAATTGCTTTGATAATACCTGTAACAATGTCAAGTGCAATTGCAACGCTCATTACCGCAATTGCTCCTTCATTCATCTGAATCAGTTTAATCACATCTTCCATAGTTTATAATGTATCCTTTCTATGATATAATTATAACATAAAGGATGGTATATTTATATATGGAAACTGTTTATTATGATGGAACTAAACTTCTTTCAATGAAAGATATCAATGGCAATACGCCTGAAATATTCATGGTAACATCAAACCGTACAGCTGGTAAAACAACTTACTTCGGCAGACTGCTTGTCAACCGTTACCTGAAATCAGGTGCCAAGTTCATTCTTCTTTACCGCTTCAATTACGAGCTTGACGACTGCGCTGAAAAGTTCTTCAAGGACATTCAGAAGCTGTTCTTCCCTCTGTATGAAATGCGGTCTGAATCACGTTCCAAAGGCATCTATCATGAACTGTATCTCGTTGACAGAAAGTATGATGACGGAGACAACACAGGCTGTTCATGTGGGTACGCAATCTCACTGAACAGTGCTGACCAAATCAAACGCAACTCACATCTTTTTTCGGATGCTGAATCAATGCTCTTTGACGAATTTCAGTCCGAGACTAACCACTACTGCAACAATGAAGTCAACAAGTTCATGTCTATTCATGACTCTATCGCACGTGGTCAGGGAAAACAGACACGCTACCTTCCTGTCTATATGCTTTCAAATACTGTATCAGTTATCAATCCGTACTATGTAGCAATGGGAATATCAAAACGCCTTTCAACAAGAACAAAGTTCCTTCGTGGAAATGGATTTGTGCTTGAGCAAGGGTACAATGAATCAGCTTCAAAGGCAATGCGTGAATCAGCATTCCATCAGGCTTTCAATGACAGCAAGTATGACAGGTATGCAACGACTGCTACATATCTGAATGACAACTCTGCTTTCATTTCAAAAATGACTGGAAGAAGCTACTACCTGTTTACCCTGAGGTTTGAAGGAAAAGAGTACGGTGTACGTGAATACCCTGACAGCAACATTGTCTATGTATCAGACAGTGTTGATGAATCATTCAAGACAAAGATAGCACTTGACCTTGAAAGTCATGATATCAACTATGTACTTCTGTCACGCTACAATGAATACATTACAAAACTTCGGTTCTTCTTTGACCACGGATGTTTTCGTTTCAAGAATCAGGAATGTAAAAATGCAATCATAAATATGTTGTGCTACAAGCAGATATAGTGTATAATATTATTGTACCGAAAGGTACAAACTCTCTGTCTGCTTTGGCTTGACGTTATGTTTTTTCATTGAGTACCTCCTTATTTATGAAACGCAAAGGAAAAAGAGTATTGGGTATTACCCAGTACTCTTTTTCTATATGTATCGACTCACCCTGTATCGCTCATGCGGTTAGCTGTCCGACAGTGACAAGGCACCACTTAAGGCGTGCTATTCCTCGCCACCCAATGATTGATAAGCAGGATGTGATACGCATATACTTTACTTCATTGTGAAGTCAGTGTCAACTAGAATTACGCCACCGTCAATTCTTTTCGGTAGCAGTTTACCACTCAGCTTCAGTCCTGCATGAAAGTCCTTCATTGTCTTTTCGCCCTTTTCCATTTCATCAATGAATATATTCTTGCACGTCTGTGGCATTCCAGCACACTTTACATTGTAGTATGGCTTTTCTACTGGTTCCAAATCTTCATGTGTGACGTGTTCAATGTATGTTTTCTGCCTTACAAATATACCTTTATCCCAACTGCTTTCAAGCTTCCAACAACAGAAGTTAGTAGGATGTACCCTGATACCCTTTATCTCATCAGGTGAAAGGTCACAGTGTATACTGTCTGTATCCGCATAGATGAAACCTCTTTTATATTCTCCATAATAGTTCATCTGAGCACTTCTGATTGTGAAGTTTCTTGCATAGCTTGTGATTGCACTTCCTACAGCGATGTATCCAGCCTTTTTCTTGTGTTCTTCCACAAGTTCAAACTTCAGTACACCATTCTCAATATAAGGTCGTTGATAACTGCTTACGTCACTGCTTGCCATCTTGCCATACAGATTGTTCAGGAACAGTTTTGCAAGTGTACGCATTGCACCCTTGCTGTTCTGCTTGATTTCCTTATACTTGTTGATATAGATATCAAACAGTCCTATTTCAGTATGAAACCAGCATCCGTGAAGTATCACTTCATCATAGACATCATAATGGTCATGCATCAGCCTGTAGTCTGTACACGTCAGTGTCAGTCTTACCCTGTCTGTAAACTCTCTGCCGTTTATGTCATATCCGTGCATAACCTTCTGACCGTTTACTGTAGGTCGTGAATCCTTCAGGCACTCTGTAGAATGATAGAAAGGTGAACCCTTTATCTGTATGAATGGAAGATATCCTTCCTTGATTCTGAATGAACATTCAATCGTGATGAAGAAGTATTTTTTATCTCCTCTTGCCTTTTCAGGTATCTCATTTCCGTACCAGAATGCAGGCGCACCAACTGGATATCTGTTACCACTTTCGCTGTGCATCATTGATGGGTACAGACTGTTTACATCTGCTGTCAGTCCTCTGTACTTTATCATGTTTGTCTTTTCAGGTACAACATAGCACCACCCACCGTGATAGCTTTTTCTGATATATTCATCTGCATTGCCTGCACCAAAGATACGCTCATCCAGTGTGTACTCTGTCAAGTCAGGAAACCAGTTATCCCAGTCAACCCCAATCAGATTTTTATATTCTGCAAGACAACAGCTTCCAATCGTCAGCCTGTCATGACCTTCACCGAACATGAATTCCAGTGCTTCCTTCAGCACAAGTACATCATTCTTGATATACTCAATATCACTTTCATTACAGTCAGCTAGACTGAACTTGTTTGTGTATTCCATGTCAGTCTTCTGATGCTTTGTATTGAATGCCTTGCCAATCTGTTTCAATGTGAATGGGAACAGCTTCAGTGAATCCCTGATAGTTATCTTTACACCTTTGTAGTTTATGACTATCATGTACCACTGCCCCATGTCTGATATCACAGTGTTGAATGTTCCTCTCTCTTTTGCCTTGTGATTTTCTGTAAATGTGAACCTGTTCTTCAGAAGCCAGTCAACAATGAATGCACCGTCAAACTTCAGATTGTGATAGTACAGTATGAATTCATCCCACGGTCTCTTGCTTTGATAGATATATTCAAATGTATCTTTAATATTTCCAAACAGTTTTACATCTTCACTTCCAAGTTCTACCATTGCACTTGACCATACCTCTGTATGTATCTGTCCTTCATAGACAGTTGTCTCAAAGTCACACGCATAGATATGTTTTGTTGTTACGTGTTTCATTTTACCTCAGTCCTTTTCAGTACTCCTCATCTCCTGCTTCATACGGTGTACCAATGGTGCTTATCTCATCATCTTCAACTGTTACACCGCTGTCAGAATCAATCAAATTATTAATATAAACTCTCATATATCTGAATATCTCATTAGCTCTAAACTGATAAGTTACCCATTGCAAATCACCAGCTTTATTTAAAAGATATTCCGTTTCTTGCATTGTCATATCTCGATTTCTCATGTCTAAAAAATCATCAAGTTTGCTTATAATATCTTCTTTTTCAGTCAATACTACTTCCTGATTGTTTGCGCCCATCATATAATCAGGGTATGATTCAAGTACTTTTTTGATTTCATTGACGTTTACAATTGTCTGCTGTCTTAAATCGTGTACCTTTCTACGTTCAATCAGCTTCCCTTGTGATACACTCATCTTTCTACCATCATCAGACACATAGCTTCTTGCCTTGCTGATTGCCTTGCTCTCAGTAGAGAACTGCTTCAGATAATTTACATCAGCCTTTGTTGCGATACCTTCCTTGATTCTGCTCAGTCTTGTCTCAAATGCTTTGACTGTACTCTTCAGAAACTTGAAGCTCTTCCGCTGTGCTGTCTGCAAATTCCTGAATGCTTTTTCATAGGCTCTCATTGCACTCTTGGTGTAGTTCTTCTTTCTTGCCATAGGTACTCCTTTCTTATACAAGAATATAAATCAATTATACTCTTGTATAAGAAGTCAACACAATGGTTGACTTCATCTTTTAATATGGCAAATCACTTGCGTTGCTATCAGCTGTCACTTCTACAAATTCAATGTTTGTTGTAGATACATTGCCTTTTGTTCTGTATTCACTGAAATGAATTGCTACCTTGCCAGCTTTGATTTCTTCAACACTTGGTTCATCAGCAAGAATCTTTTCTACTGTGTCCTTAGTCCATGATGGCAAGTTGATACCTCTATTGTCAGCTGTTACAGCAAACACTGAGTCACCATAGTTTGCCTTGTCTGATTTGTGCCATCCAATTGCTACGATTTGCACTGTCTTGCCCTGTAAATCCTTTGCCTTAATCCATGTGCTTACCTTCTTCAGGTCAATGTCGAATACCTTCTTCTGTGTGTTGTTGAATTTTGTAATGTTTAACATAATATACTCTCCTTTCATTACTTATTCATACTGCCCTTTTCCATGAGTGGGTAGATAACTCTCAAATCCTTAAGGAAGTTATACAGATACTTTCGTGTACCAGTCGTTACGATTCTGTTTCCGACTTTCAGTTCAAAATCTGTATCTTCCTGTTTTGTAACAAATATGTCAAGCGCTGTTTCACGTGAAACAATATCTACCATGCTTGCAAGCATTGCCTTTGTAGTCACATTCACTCGGTTCTTTTTCATACTGTCACCTCTCTTTCTATTACTTATATAGTATACTATAAGTTGTGCTATAAGTCAAGAACTTATTTCAAATCTCCAATCATTTTCATCATTACATCATACGCCTGAGAAAGTATTGCATAGTACTGGATGTATACGTCTGTATCAATGACTCTTGTTAGCTTGTAGCACTTTGATACTCTTGTAATTGTGATACACGCTTCTTTACTGCTCAGCTGTAGTCTGAATACTGCTAAAATCTTATCCTCTGTGACTTTCATAATTCTATGTACTCCTTTACAAGTTTCTCCATAATTTCTTTGCCTTTTGCGTTTGCTTCTTCCTTTGTTTTGAAACAGTTGCCACACTTCCATTTGCATAAGTCTCCGGATGTACCTGCCCAAATCGTTTCAATTGCAACGGGTTCTCTTGTTTCCGAACAGTACCAGTAATGTTCAACATCTTTAGGTTTCCAAGGTAGCTTTACAATCGTTAAATTACCACTGATAATTTCACCTATAAAATCACTTTGATGCCACTCATCACCAATTTTAAGCAATAAGCCATCAATTGGCGATATTCTATACTTCTTCGATAATAATTTACCATTTTTATTCTTCAATCTAAACTCTTCATTTAATTCTACCGCAAGCATTTCTGCTACCTGTTTGTAATAATTCATAGTCCTAGCTCCTTTAATTTATATTGTCTGCCTACTTTCATTCCTTTATACATTGTATTGCGTGTAAAATACGGTAAATTCATTACATCAAAATTATTCAATATAATTGCAATATAATAGCCACTGCCGTTCAATCTCTTAACTATATGTGATACCCTGTTCCCAAATGGCTTAATTACATCTGACAGATACTTTCTTTCTACTTCATCTAATACTGGTTCTTCATATTCTTCAGCAAGCCACCTGATACAGTCGGCATAGCATTTATCACAGTTTTTACAACATTTTGCATATCCCCCATATTTAATCTTATAAAATTCATTATTCATACCGCATATATTTATATGGCATTTAATGTTATCTTTATACTTTTCAATGTTTCTCATATTTTTACCTACTTTCTATAATGCACATTATATACTTCACCATTGAAGTCTGTCATGATATTACTGTAGCCATTTCTAATCACATTCACAAACTCACCTGTTCTTGAATTGAACATCAGGTCTCCATTTATCGTGATATTGCTTGTATTGCCTTGGATGTCTAACAGAATACCGTTATAATCGTCAACCATTGTTATCATGTTCATTTTATTTACTTCCTTTCTCTTTCATTTTCTTCACAATGTATTCCTGTACTTCTTCAGCGTGTCTATAAACATCTTCATAGCCATGTGAATACTTGCTCAAATCCTTTGCGCACTGCTTAATTTCTTCCAGCGCTTCAACATCAGCACCATTGTCAGTGTAATGCTCTTTTACAGCATGATTCCCAATTATATAAACCAATTGCCACAAATGATGTACTAAAGTCATTTCCTGTTCCACTCTCTTACCTCATGAATTAACCCTATTACAGCTATTACCTCAATTAATGCCTGTAATGAATAACAGAATGCACAAGCTAGAAAATAACGCATATTATTCACCTTCTTCCATTGACTCTTTAATATTTCTCTTTGCCTGTTCTAGACTTACAAATAAATATGCATACATTTGATTTTCAATTAAACCCATACATGTAAGACTCATAACTAAATCTTCAATCTTACCTAGATACAATACACGGTCAACCTTTTCAAAATCATCTGAAAGATTCTCAAAACCATCCATTGTAATTTCAATCGTTTTCTCGACCGCTTTGTAATACTGCTCACGTAATTCTTTCTTTTCCATTTTCTTCTCCTTTAGAGGTTTTACCTCATAGATGGATTCAATTGCTTGAGTCCGTCTATGAGATATCAATCAGGGATTGCGTATCTCTTATTTCTTGAATATACTATAACATATGTTATATGATATTGTCAAGTGTTATTCATAAATTTTATGAATTAATTTTCAAAGACTCTTCAGGGCGGTTTTAAAATCCACATTCCATCAACGTTTGACGTTCATATTCATCTACTTCTCTAGCGTATAACTTTAATGTTCTTCCTTTTAATAAAACTCTATCGATATCGCTCATACGTAACGTGTATAGAACATCTCTATTCAAGTTGTAAATATCTACACCACACTCGTAATTAGAAAGACAGAATATATCACCTACTATATAACAATCCGACCATTCTATAATTGACTCTAACATTTCTAACGGCGTGTATCTACCACCCTTAATTTCATTAAGTTCATCCTGTGAAAACTGTACATTTAAGTTGTTATTTTTATATAATTTGTTCATAAGTACCAGCACTATAATACATTTGTGTTACCTCAGCTATGTATGCACCAGCGTTTTCAGCCTTAACCATTCTAACGAATTGATTATACAATTCAGTCTCAAGGCAAGTATCATTATCATTTGCTTCTTCTAATCTGTACAGCTGGCTGATAGCATTTTCGTACATGTAAACATTTCTACTCAATTTGTAAGCACCTAAGCGGTTAGCTTCTTTCTGTAATGTTTTTCTTGTTAGTTTTGTCATATAATATCCTCTTTTCTATGGTAGTTACTACCATCTTAAACTATTTAATATCGCTATTAAGTAGTTTAAGATGATACCGACTAAGTCGGTTATCACCATCTATTTGTAAAGACCTAAGTCAAACAAGAAACTGTAAGTCAATAGATACCCACTATTAGCCTCATAGAATAATTGCTTTGCTTGCCAATCATCAATCCATCCACTTGCTTTTACAAGATTAATAATAGTAGCAATTTCACATTCTAGTTTTTTGGATAATTCATTTAATTCTTTTAATGTCATTTTATATACCTCTCTTTAACTTTGTAACTATAGTATACAGTATATTATATGATATAACAATAGTTTTGTTGTATTTCACATAATTTCACATAATTCAATATGTTGTTATTTTTATATAATTTGTTCATAAAGTCCCCCGTGATGGTTCATCCATCTTAAGAGATACAAACGTGGTTATATCTCTTAAGATAGACGCTACAATGTAGCGAGTATCTTTTAACAGTAGTACACAAAGTATATATTTACAAGTTTGTTATTGATATCTTTAATTCTAACTTCATGTAGTTGACCATTGTTTCCATAAGTACCAGCACTATAATACATTTGTGTTACCTCAGCTATGTATGCACCATCGTTTTCAGCCTTAACCATTCTAACGAATTGATTATACAATTCAGTCTCAAGGCAAGTATCATTATCATTTGCTTCTTCT